GTATTTAGCTAATCAAGTAGTAGAGCTCCAAACGTTTCCACCATTCATTTTCCCAATAATCAAAGTCCTTGGGATCTAATATAAATTCCTGATATTGGGGTTCTGTAAGTAAATTCCCCATTTCATCTACTTCAGGTTTTACGCACATTAAAACCACACCTTTACGAATGTTGGTGCCATATACTTCGTTGTGAGCTAATGCGTAAGCTACTAATTGTAAGTAATAATCTTGAATCCACTCTTGCTTTTTAGGTTTATTAGTTTGCTTATAATCAATAATACTTTCATCGCCCATATGGATACCACATCCATCTGTGGTGCCCGCATATAAGCTAGGAAAAAATAATGGGATTTCTACACCCCATAATTCATCGACATTTTTAAGTCCTTGTTCGATAACTGTTTGCGCCATAGCATGACTGGCCCATCCAAACGGATTAGATCCTTTGTCTGGTATGACACCTTCTTTGATATATCGTTCTAAGTAGGTATGCATTCTAGTACCACGATTAGCAGCTTCAGTGGTAATCGCTTGGGCTTTATCGACCCCAACTCGTTTACGCCAATTTTGTAATGCTTCTTTTTTCTCTTTGGGTTCAGTAGCCGAAAGAATTGTAGTTACACTAGGAACTTTTTTACCGTCTGGTGTGAGATATAAGCGTCGACCTTCTTCGCTTGTTCGAGATAATTCTTGATAGGCAAATTTTGGATTGTACATTATATCTAGTATAGCAAATTGACTTCTAAAAAGTCAACCTTACTATATCCGAAATGACTCTCCGCAACCGCAACGATCTTTCTCCAAAGAATTAATAAATTCAAATCCTTCATTAAGACCTTGTCGTACATAATCTACAGTAATACCAGCAACCATAGGTAAAGATTTGGGATCCGTAACTATAACTGTATTGGTTTTTTCATCTGACAATAATACATCGTCTATTGACAGGTTGTCGACATATTCCATAATATAAGCAAGTCCCGAGCATCCGGTTGTTTTGATACCTATACGGATAGCAATCCCTTTTCCTCTTTTTTCGAGATTAGATTTAATCTTTTTAGCAGCAGTATCGGTTACTGTGATCATTGCTTGTTTAGATAGTCGGTTATTGCCGCTTTAATAGCGTCTTCCGCAAGGATACTACAATGGATTTTAACCGGCGGGAGACAGAGCTCCTCGGCAATATCAACATTCTTAATTGATCCTGCTTGCTCCAGCGTTTTACCCTTGACCCACTCTGTGACGAGCGAACTACTAGCGATCGCTGACCCACATCCGTATGTTTTAAATTTGGCATCTGTTATTATTCCATCTTCTACTTTAATTTGTAATCTTAAAACGTCACCGCATGCCGGAGCACCAACTAGGCCTGTACCTACAGTAGTATCAGTGATATCCATTTTACCAACATTGCGAGGATTTTCGTAGTGATCAACTACGGCGTCTGAGTATGCCATTATTTTTTTACCGGTGGTGCTGGTGGTTTAGGAGCCTGCGGTGCTGGGTGTGGTGTTGCTATCGGTTTTTTGCTCAAATCGCTAATTAAATTTCCTAACCCGGCAGCCGAAATATCAGACATGCTAATTAAAATACAGAATGTATATAGAAACTTCATTTAGTTTGGGACCAATACTGTCCTGTAACAATTACAATTTGCATCAAGGATATTTTCTTGATGATAATTTGATGGATTTGGTTGTTGTACATATACCGCTTGTGGTTGTGGTTGGACATATACCGGTTGAACATACACTGGCTGAGCATAATATGGACGAGCTATACTGTATCCTATTACCCCGCCGATAACAGCAGGGGCTACCCAATCATTGCGATATCCAAAACCACGATAATACCCATGGGCAAAGGTTGAAGCCGACATTGTCAACAATAATATTGCGATAATCTTTTTCATTTTGATACTCCTTTTAATCCTACATACTAATTATATTTAGTTTCGAATTATTTGTCAACCGAAATTAAGTTATTGATTTATTTGGATAATCCGCGTTTCATAGCGGCTTTGGCATTTGAACTTACTACTTTTTCAGCTTGATCGGTATCCATTGAAGTATCTGTGACATCTGTATTACCTTTGAACTTAACTACATTTGAGTTAGGCTCGTATGGTAGCAAGACATTGCTAAGTGGTTCTTTAGCAATTAAATCGCCTAAGGTATCGGCGGTAACATTGACCCCAAGGCTTTGTGCCAAGTCAACAAACGCCTGTGTAGAAATCTGTTTTTTAGAATCTGTATCTCCAGCACGGCCAGCAAGAAATTGTGTCAATGCCATGAGCTTGCCAGAGTTTACATTTTCTGGGTTTTCTACTTCAAAGATTAACATTTTATCGTTTAGCGCGACCTAAGCCTGCGCCACCCATCTCAGGAGCTTCTGGTTCCTCGGGTTCAGCTGGAGGAAGTTCCTCTGTACCTAAATCTGCTCCAGTATCCATAGCTGGGTCTGTTCCCATGTCTGGCCCCGCTCCTAATTCATCTTGTCCTGGGATTTGTGGCTGAGCTTGTCCAGTAACGACTCCAAGTGCTTGATCTAATTGTTGACGAGCGCCTTGTAAGTTTTGTAACAAGCCAGCAAGAGCGGCTGTTGCGTCTGTGTTGAATTGCATAGCTTGGTCAACACCAATTTGATTTTTAATTTGATCAACCAAGGCTGGCAAATCTTTAAATTGCATTGCGCTTACTTGCTCAGACATTTTTTGAACTTCGTCAACCATGTCCTGTGATGCTAGTACTACTTGTGCTTGTTGTACTTCTGATTCGCGAAGTATGCGATATAAACTTGTTCTCAATTGTTTACTTTCTGTTTGAAGAGCAGCTTGAGCAACTAATTGTTGGTCAGCTGGATTTAATGCTTGTCCCTGTTGAGCTTTTTGCATAGCTACTTTAAGTTTAGGATCGCTAATGTTATTAACCTGTGCTTGCTGTTGTTGCTTTTTAGCTTGATCACCTGCGGCTACAGCTGGATTAGTTGGAGGCATACCTTGCGTGGACATTGTTTGATTTTGATTAGCGCCAGCTGTTGAACCAACCGCTACTGTAGGAGTTTCGTTAACTTTAGTAACTAGCACTCGCTCCATCATCATCAACTTTAAATAAGTTGGGTTTTGCTCTGAGCTATGATAAGCGGCTGTAGACTTATGCTCATTTACGAGCTTGCGTACTTTAGACAGCATTAATCGTGCTTGTTTTGCGGACATTACGTCTACATTAATGGAGTCACCAAAATAACTCTCAAATACCTTAGCGGCTTGTTTGCTTGGCTTTGTTGTTGCCAGTTCGAACAGTTTCATTATTAAATCCTCGTTGTTGACAGTATTTAGCAAAATTTACACATTTGGTTAATTGTTGCTCTACTTGTTTTTTGCGTATAATCTTGGTTTCTAGCTTGGTTTCGACGGTTTCTCGGAACAAAGGTTGCTTACTACGATCCGCTAAGTTAGCTCTTGCCGATATATCTGAAGTCAAAGAGCTTAATTTATTGTCTAATAACAATATATCGCGGGCTAGATTATAATGGGTATATTTGTCAGCTATACACCAACTTAGGGCATTTTTTGTAGAACTAAAAACACCCACATCTGTGCCTGAACAATATACACGATATCCATATTTTTCAGGCATTATAACATAACGGTCAAATACTTCGTAATCACCGTTTTCATTTTGCCATATTAAATTAGTAGTAAGACTACTAAATTCTTGGCGAAACATTCGCGCAAATTCTTTATCTATAATCATTTTATTATATAGTGTACTACTAGGAACCCTATTACAGAAGATAAAAATCCTATAATACCAAGGCCCCATCCAATAAGCTGATTATTTCTTTTATCAGACATATCGCTAATCATGCTATGTACTTTTCCAATAGTATCTGTAACTACATTAAGTTTTTTATCTAACCCTTCGATACGACTATCTAAATTAGAATATCGTTCGGCACATAATTCAACATGAGCCTCGAGACTCTTCTTTTCTATTTCGGTAGCTGCGCTCATAGTTTTTTCTCCATTATATATTTATACTATTGCGCTAAACCATATATTTTGGTTATCACCGTCTACAATTAAAACAGGATCTAAATTTTTGTTATTATCTAATCCTATAAGCATAGGTACTCCGGCAGAGTCAGATAATAGCATTTCTGTAGGATTTTCTTCAGGTCCAAATACATACGGAGTTTCCGTTTCAAATTCAAAACTCCATGTATTATTATCTTTCTTAGGAGATTGTAATCGTGAAATTTGTGTTCGTAAACTTATTAATTGGGTAATAGTTTCCCAATTTCTTTGTTGATTTCTAGCTTTATTCCAAGATAGTTCATCTTCAATGCTATTACCGACCGAATCGTTAAATGGAATCCGAGATGATTTATAGTGTCCAGTAACACCCGTAGCAGTAATGTCAAAGAGAGTTTTACAAGTAAATCTCATGCTGAGTTTTTGGACAATTCATATAAAATCTCAACTTGTTCGCATAATTCATCAAGAGCCGTATTGTTATTCCTAGCATGAAATATTTCCATCCAGCGTCGTTGTCTTTCAATATCTGCTAATTCTTTATCCAATAAAGGATCTCGCGAATGTAATTCTCGATGTTGTTGCCCAGGCTGTCTAGCATATACTGTACGGCCACCATCTGGACTTTCAAATATGGTAACTTCTGTAATCTTACTAACTGTCATAATATAGGTATATTTAACCCATTGTAGCAACCCCAGAAATTAAAGTCAACAAAAAAGCACCTTGCGGTGCTTTCGTGTTTTAAAGTAAACTTTAAATTAGCTGTTACCAGTAGCTGTAGAAGCTAAACGGAAACCAACGTTAGTAACTGTAGCTGCTGCTACGTTACAATATGTTCCAGCTGTTGTGTTTTGAATGTTACCCAATGCTTGGATAGTAGCTTGCAAAGTTGTAGCTGTGTAAGCTGCTGTTGGGTAAATTGCTAAACTCATATTAACTGTGTTAGCTGTGTTATCTACTTGATAGATAGCAACTGTAGCTGTTTGTTGAATTGTTTGAAGAATCAACTGAACTGCGCCGTTAACACCAGCTTGGTTATAAGCTGAATTACCTAAGCCAACGCCAAAAAAGTCTAATTTTGGACCAGCAAAGTTTGTTGGTGTGCCAGCAGGTGTGTATGCTGTGTTTGCAGACAACTGTGGTCCGTTAAGAACGTCAGTTGCAAATACTGGTTGTGAACCGCCTGATACTAATGGAATTTGTGCCATTTTAAATCTCCTAAGTTAATTGGTCTCAAAGGACCTGCATGTATTTAGTCAGAAGATAAAAAATGGGGGTTTTGGATATATTATTCTGTCGGAGTTGGGGTACTATTAGCTATATTACCGCCATATTCTTGGACATTTGCTGGTATAGGAGCAATACGCTGATCTACAGTGAATACTGGTTGTGAGCCGCCCGATACCAATGGAATTTGTGCCATAAAAATATTTAGTTGGCTGGTGCGTTTTGACGGCGATTTGCTCTAGAAAAGTCAAATCTATTAACAAATTTAGTCATGCCACCTGGATGTGATATAACCCAGCCCTCTTGTCCTGGATGTTGGCGATCCAATTGCTGTAACATATCCATCTTAATATTATGTAACAATACAAAGGCAGAAAATGCGGCACTTAATCCATCCATATTACTTCTTGGACTTTGTAAATATTCAACAATGTTATTATACTTGCGCGGTGTTACTTTAGTTTGTAACCATTTAGCAAATCCTGGAACTAGTGTGCTCACATCAAAATCTGCCACAGTATCATCTTTAACTAGACTATTAATATAATCTACACATAAACGAGGTAAATCGCTGATTTGTAACTGTCTAAGTTCAGCAGGACTAAACAAAGTATTGATTGCTTGCCCGTGTCCACTGACTAAACCTTTTAATTGTTTGACTAAACTACTATCAGTTGGCTTAACATTCTCTTTAGGAGTAATAGGCTCAATAAGCAATAAGCCTGGAACTGAATTTAATTTTACATTTCCCAAAGGCTCTTTGCCAGCGCCTTGCTCTTTATAGTAAGTGTGGATAGCAATGCCAACTTGACTGCCAGCAATTTCTTGTCCTAGTTTTGAACTAACAGGAATATTATATTCTACAGTATTTGGTTTGAATACAAAAGCCCCAGATACTTCAGGCGGGGTACTTGTATAAAGTAAATCGCCTTGTATATAACCCCTAAAATCTTTAGGTGTAGCTTGCTCTAACATAGGCCAAAGTGTTTGGTAGATAGGAGCCAATTGCGCCACACGATTCGCTGATAAACCTTTTGCTTTAGCTTCAGCATCGCGGTTAGCTAAATGTTGTGTAATTTGTTTTGGACTTGTAAACAATCCCTGATAGCCAACCGCGCCAAACCCAGCTACATCTGTTAATACAAAAGTGCCATCTGGTTCCCGACCAAATACTACTGCTGGTTTTCCGTCCCATTTCACAGTAACAGATGATGTTGTGTTATCTTTAAGATGCGCTATAACTGCTAATGCTTCTTTGATGCCAGCTGTCCCTTTGCGGAATACTAAGTCTTCGATATGTTCAATACCCTTAGCTTGTCCGCCTTTAACTTCAGTATTTTCGATTAATTTTGCCATTCCTTTGTTAACAATACGGTCACGCAAGCGAGCTAAGAAGTTTGTGTCTGACTCACCGCGTGTTTCAAAGAATGGTACTCCTGCTTTAGTAAAGTGATCTCGAGCTTGTGCTAATTTTTCATCTTTCTTAGGATCATTTTGTAGTGCCTGGACAATAGTTTCCACAGAGTAGAGGTCATCCTTCGTAGCTCTGGGGTTAAGTAAAATTTTAGCGATCTTGTCTGGATCGGTTTCAACAACTTCTTCATTAGCACGATTAATAATACCACGGCGCTGATCTAGTTTATATCCTAATGCTTTAGCAACTGAGTTAATTAATATATTACGATCTGACCCTTTATATTCTGAATTTGCCGGAGCAGACAAAAAGAATTTACCTACTCCTAAATTTTTCATAAACATAAAATCGGTTTGTACATAGCCGTTATTAGGGTTTCCGTTTATAGGAGTTTTAAAATGTATATTGGTGCCTGCTTTTTTAACATATTCATTTGGTTTTAAATTATGGCTAGTACACCATTGTGTAAGTTCTGCGGCTAATTGCTCAGGAGAAATTTCATTAATATCTACAGCTACATCTAAGTCTCCCGATGTAGGCTTCAATCCTGTACTACCTAAAGTATTATTTTGTAAATCAATATCCAACATTTGCTCAAGCCAATTTAATGTAGGCTTAACATCCGTTTGGTTAATTCGTTGTGTTAGGGCTTGGCCGTCTCCGTTTTTAAAAACATTGCCGCCTTCTTTTAATAATTTCATCGTTTTTTTACCGCTTGTATTAATTTATCAATTGTTTGAGAACCAGTATTTGGATTACTGATTGTTTCACCGTTTTGTTGAATTTTTTGTTGTAATGTAGCAATAGCTGTAGGACTTATACCTAGTTGTTGGGCAATACCTTGCTGGGCATACTGGGCACTCGGTGATACTCCTGCTTGCCCTTGAGCTTGTTGACCTTGCGAAATTCTGCCAACAGAGCTTAATGCTAAATCAACATATTGTTGAAAAGCTCTATCGATATCTTGCGGAGTTTTTGCTACTTTCATTGTATCGAAAATAGTAGATAATTTTTGCTTAACTTCATCTGGTACACTTTGTAATCCTGGAATATGTTGACTTATCCAAGTATTAAAATCTTTAGCAATATCTTTTTTCTGTGGACCATTGGCTGGCTGTGTAACGCCAGGAGTTCTGGCTCTAGCCTTCATAGTTGCTAATCTATTTGGATTAATGCGAGCCTCTTTAGTTACTTGCGGTACTGCGGCATTAGATTTTACTGGAGCTACAGGCGGAACAGCCGAAGGATTTAATTGAACTCCTTTGGGATTATCTGCCTTGGCATTTAACATGGCAACAGATTTAGGATTAGTAATTTTTTGTCCAGTTTCGTCAGTCCATGTACCACTATTATCTTTTGTGTACGACGTAGGTGAAGTAGTTCCAGGTTGCTGAATTTGTACAGTAATTCCGCCTTCGTCGGCCGCAGGGCCTGCTCCGCCAGTTTTAATATCAAACTCCTGGTCAAATGCTTTTTGTAATTGTGCTATTTTTTGTTGTTGCTGTTGTTTTATTCTAGTAGGTGTTGGTGCTTTTGCTGCTTGAGTATTTGTATCAACATTAAATCCTTTGCGTTGAAGTGCCTGTGCTGCTTTTGCTGATTGGGCATTTCTTTTATCTTGTTTTTTATCCCACTGTTTTTCTTGGGCACGATCGCCAGCCGCAATAAATTTATCCTTGGCGTTAGCATACCCAGTCTTAGTTGCGCTAACTGCTTTTTTAACTGAATCTAAAATGCCTTCGTCTGTGCGTTGGAGTTTAGTTATTTCATGAATTTGCATCAGTCTTCCTTACGGTGCGAGTAAACTTGCCTGGGTCGCGAAGTTTAATAGCATTAATTAATTTGCGTGTAAGGTTATCTGCTTGCTTGGGTGTATAAGACTCGTCAATTTGCTCTAGCAAGCGAATGGCGCTTGCAATGATATTAGTCGCACGATTTTCGATAACATGACGCTGATCACGCTCGATATACATACTATCTAATTCTTCTAATAAACTACGGGTTTTCTTTTGCATATTTGCCAGAACCTTTTTATTATTTATTACAATTTGAATTATGGGCTCTGTAATTAATTAGGTTTAATTTGCCCTAATAATGCCTTTAATTTGCTACTTTGTACTTCTGCCGTAATTTTAGCTACTTCTCCAGTATCAGGATCTATAGTTTCCCCACTACTAACCCTGCTTTGGGTTTTAATATTGTCGTAAATGTTAGATTTTTTAAATGAATTTACTGGAGTCGCATCTTCGGGTAAATCAGTAATACGCATAGTTTCGATATTATAGTCTAATTCAACTTTTTGTCCTGTGCCGTTAGATGTACGAGTTTTCATACATTGTAATTGATAGCGTCCACGCTCTTTCATAGCACGACTTGTAAAGATACCAAACACATTATCTGCCGTATTAATCTTACTAATACCACCGGAAATATGACTGTGGTCAAATTCAATTTCTTCCACAGCCGCACGATTTAACTGCGAAGCTGTTACTAGTAATACATTAAGTTCTTTAGCTAAGTTACGCAATTCTTCCGAAACATACTTGTCTTTAACGAACAAATCATTTGGGCTCACTTTAGCACTTACTGGCATTAATAAGTCCAAGTAGTCAACCATTACAAAGTCAATCTTGATGCCTGTTTGTACTTGTACTTCTTTTAAGTAACTGCGGACATCATTAATATTACTTTGCGCTGGCAATGCCTTAACACGATATTGCCCAGACTTTTTACCAAACATTTTAATCTTTAATTCTGCTGTTTCTAAATCCTTGCGAATATCTTTAGTTCCCATACCTGCTAGCATCGCATCAGTACGCAATCCAACTAGCTCTTCTGAAAGTTCTAAACTGATATATGCCCCACTAAGGCCTTGTTCTAACCACGCTAACGCAATATTCATCATAACAAGCGATTTACCTGAACCAGATCCGCCTGCGAAAATGTTAAGTTCTCCACGACTAAATCCACCATAAAGAATTCTATCTAAACTTGGCCAGCCAGTACTTACTTGTCCGCCACTATTAAAGTACTTGTCATTACGAGCTCGCGGATCAGCAAAATAATCTGTGCCCATATCTTTTTGTAAACTAATTTGAACTGCGTCTTTAATTAATTTTTCTACTGGATCAAAATCACCTTTGTCCAACATATCATATGATTTAAGAATTGCTCTACTAAGTTCTTCTTTCTTAGTAAAACCTTCGAATTCTTCCATAAACCAATCTAAATTACCTTCAGGTAATTCTGGAAGTGTTTCTAGTTTAGATCCGGTTGCTGCATTAATTTGCTGTAATACTGGCAATGAGCCATGCTCTTCAAAGTGAATTTTTACAAACTCAGCCGCAGTTCGCAAACTACGGTCAAAATTTTCTGGATTGTAAATATTTTGAACTCGCACAAATGATTCAGCATCACTGAGCATCATTTCCAAGAATAATTTTTGTACTTCAATACTATAATCTTTTAACAAGTTGCTTCCTTTTTATTTCAATTTTATATTTGTTAGTTTCTCTAGATTGTAATATAGTTAGTAGTGTCGCTACCTTACCCATACAAATCACAGCATCGTTAACATCCTTAATGCCAGTGGGCCAATCTGGAATACTAACAGCCCAACCTAATTCTATTGCTTTATCTACTAATGCCATGCCAGCCTTATCTTGGTCTGGAACTACAGTAATAGTTTTTCCTAAACTTTTAATCACTTGTGCTTGCGTCGAATTAATATCATTATGTAATACGGCTAGCCCATTGATAGCTAGCGCATCGAATACTCCTTCGACTACAATAGTGTGTTGCCATGAATCTTTTTGTAAGTCAACTCCAAATACATATCCCTGTTGTGTATCTGAAATAAATTTAGGCATTCTGCCATCTATATATCTAGCAGAGTTACCTACCACCAAACCCTTGTGTGTAAAGGGTATTACAATTTGTTTGCTTAACCTGCCTGCCGCTTCTGGGCTTACCATATATGGATATGCGGTACAGTCTATGCCACGGCCTTCCAAGTATTCAATATACGGGAAATGTAGCGGATTGTCAAGATCCAATAGTTCCAAGTCTGCGGGTAAATCTCTTTCTTCAAATTCTACTGCCTTAATTATTGTTCGATTGCTTTCTAACATACCATTCATGGTACGATGTCTAAGACTTTCGATATTAATTTG